TCTTGAAAGGGTGCAATGTACCGTCGAAATCGGAAGCGCAGTAATACTTGTCGCGCGTACCGTGCAGGTAGACCTCGATCCAGCCGCCAGTAAGCGGCTTGCCCGCGGAATTGATAAGTTCGAATTCGGGAGAGAGAAGATACTCCCACTGGACTATATCTAAATCGTTAATCATCTAAATTATCTCCTAATTCATAGCCGTCGGGAACCGACAGATGATTCTATGTTATAGAGAATAAATAGATTCGGTTTGAAATTTCAGATAATTTCAGATTATATATAATATGTAAACGAAAGTTTGCTATATTTATTCACATATTATTAACGGAGTATAAACATGCAAATCCCAAGATTTAAACGAGTAGACAGGAAACGCCTGATACATATATCGTATCTGAACCCTGAATATGTCAAGTATTACGATTTGGACCTGGACGACTTCCAGTCAATCGTAATGAAACTCAAGGAAGGCGAGCGGCTTACCGACGCGGAGAACGACAGGTACGGCATATATATAATTACGGTATGCATCATCGTCCAGGAAGGGCCGAAGTTCAAGAACAAGCCGGTATGGGAACGAGAGGAGATGATTGAGCAGCAGTATATGGAAATGCTTTCTGGAATCACCACGTTCAACCCCAACAAGGGCAAGATTTACAGTTATGCGTACAGAATCGGCTATACGGCGGCGTGCCACTACTATACCGACAAGATCGAGGAAGCCAAGAAGCAGGAAGCCATAACGGAACACTGCAAGGAAGAACTCTGGGACTACCTGGAAGAATTCAGCGACCATAAGACAAGGAGACACTAATATGGATAACAATACAAAGATTAATTTCGTTCCCGGCGACAATTTCGCGTGCGGGTACTACAGGATTCGTAACCCGTTCAACAAGCTTTATTCCAGCTGCAAGGCTACCCTTTCGCCAGCCGGGACGTTCCACCCTTACGGACAGGACTGGATATATACCCAGAGGATATGCTCACCGAATACGTTCGAGGCCCTCCTGAAGTTCAAGGAACAGTTCAATATCAAGTTCGTAATCGATTACGACGACGACGTATGGCACGAGCTTCCTTCGTACAACAGGTGCCAGATTAGTCACGCCGACAACTTCAAGGGTATGAGCACGTACCTCGACAGGCTGGCCGACAAGGTCACGTGTACCAACGAATTCCTCAAGGAGAACCTGTCACAGTTCGTACCCAAGGAGAAGATCGAGGTAATCCCGAACTGCCTGGACTACAACATCTGGCGATTCGACCGTTACAGGCCGCCTGAAGGAATCAGTTTCTTCTATGCCGGCTCGCCTACGCATTACGACGACAAGTCGTACGGCGATTTCCCGAAAGGCGCGGTAGAATACCTTAAGGGCAAGCCGGTACGTATCATGGGAATCAAGCCGTGGTTCATCAATACCAACATGGTTACCCCGTGGGTCGCAATCGAGGACTACCCGATACAGTTCGCAAGGAACGCACTGCAGTGTAAATTTATCCTTACGTTCATCGAGGACAACTATTTCGGAAACTGCAAGTCTGACCTTAAGTATATCGAATCGGCCGCGGTCGGTAGGGTATGCCTGTGTTCCGATATTTCATCCTACAGTATCGCGCACCCGTTCCAGAAGATACCGAAGGACGTTACAAAGCAGACGTTCAAGTATATCGTCGACAGGGCCAACGACAACTACGAGATGCTCCTGAACTACCAGTACCAGAAACTACAGGAACGGTGGTGTACGAGGGACAGATACTTGAAACTGTTCGAATAAATAAACAAAGACCTCAGGAACTTCCTGAGGCCTTGTTATTTATATTGTCTAATCGTGATTAGAGAGCGACAACGTTAGAAGTTGCATCCTTGACGCAGACATATGCGACTGCGCGCGGGTCGGTAATACCGAACACGCCGGAGATGTTGTAACGGGTAACGTTGGTTCCCTTGAGGACGTCGACTGCACGTGCGGTATGCATGGTGATGCCGTTCGGCGTAGAAACCGTTTCGTCGGCATTGGACCAGTCCTGTTTCTTCACGGTGTCCATTTCCATGGCGCCGTTAAGACGGATGATACCGGTGAAGTACGTACCTTCCTTGATGGCGTTAACGAGCTTGTCGCTAGCAGCCGGAACCTTGGAAGCTTCCTTAGTACCGTTGCCGACGAAATCGACGTGACGGACCTTGACAGCGCCAGCGGTTGCGTCTTCGACTGCGATGAAAGCCTTAAAGCTGGAGGTCGGTTCGCCGATAAGGTCACAGGCCTTGACACCAGCAACGAACAACGGAGTACCTGCCGGGATAGTTTCAGTAACACCACTGAGGGTCAGAGTGTCATAATCGTTACCGGAAACATAGGATGCGACAGTTGCGCTGGAGAGTTCGTTTGCGAGATCTTCAGAGATTTCGACAACCTTGAAGCCTTGCTGAGAACGGACTTCAGCTTCACCGATAGTACCCTTGAGGCCCTTACGATAAATCGGTTCGACTGCACCGGCCGGTTCATAAGCCTTACCGGAAGCACGGGCGATGGAATGAATCATCGGGTCGAAGAATGCGTACTGGGATTCAGACGAGATGGATTCGAGGAAGTTGGAAGCCTTGAACAGCGGGAGCCAGCCCTGGCCGACGAATGCAGTGTTCTGCTTACCGAGGTCGGAAGCGATGACATCTGCGACGAGGCCCTTAGCGAGCTTCTCACCCTGCGGTTCTGCGATTTCCTTGTCCCAGTTGACGTCGAGAGTCTTGGTGAGGTAATCGGTTTCGATTGCGATGTTACCTTCCTGGACCTTGAACTTAACCGGACGTTCCTTGAGGGTGGAAACATGACCGGTAATATCGATACCGGTTACATACTGACCGGCGTCGCGGATCACGAATTCGTATTCGCGGCCGTTGCGCTTGCCTTCGAGCTGATCACCGAGATAGGACTTGGTACCGACTGTGAGGTACGGAGCTGCTTCTGCGGAACGGATAAGCACCAATTCGGTGCGCTTGTTAGTGTTGAAACCTTCACCATTAAGATTAGCCATGATAATATCTCCTTATAATTTAATGTCTTTGATGTTTGGCTAGATAGTCGTTAATCGACTTCATGCTCGACGTAAGGCTTACCTGTTCGGGTGCCGTTGCGCCGGCGTTCGTTATCTGCTTTCCGATGACGGGAATAGCAGGCTTTGCTGCAGTCTGAGGCTGTGTCTTGGGTTGGTAGTACTCGCTGAGAATCTGGTCAGCCACTCGCGCAGTATTGAATTTCATGATGTCCGGGTCACGGCTTCTGAACATCTGGCCTAGCCAACGGTTCGGGTTAACCATGAGTTCCCTCAGGACGATCGGGTAGTCGTTCAGCGTTTCCAGGTAGTTGAATACCACGTTATTCGGGTCGACCTTATGGATTTCATTCGCGAATATTCCACCTTTGGTAGCGATCAGGTTATCGTAGTCTTCAAGTTCCTGTCCGCTGAAACAGCGTTCGGTAACGTAACGGTCGTAGTCTATGGCGTGCTGGATTCGATCCTGTTCCTGGGATTTCTTCAGATTACTTACTTCATTCTGCATATCCCTTTGCTGAATCTTCCAGTCCGTATAGGCGTCGTAATCTACCGTGCCGTCCTGCTTCTTGAAATCTTCTGACTTGAGCGACTCGTATTTCTTGAGCTGGTCCTCCAGTTCCTTGATACGTGCGTCTTTCTGCTTGTTTGTTTCGTTGAACTTGTCCTCGAGCTTGTCGTACTTGGCCTGAAGCTTCTTGTTCTTGTCTTTCTGCTTCATGAAGGCGTAGTCCTGCTTGGACAGTTCCTTGTCTTTCGTAACTTCCTTCGGCTCGTCCTTGGGCTCATCACTTCCCTTAGTTTCGTCCTTGGGCTGTTCGCCGTCATCTTTCTTGGCATCCTCAGGAGAACTGACGTCTGTTTCTTCCGATTTGGTTTCCTTCTGTTCTGGCTCGACTGATGGGGTCTCTTCCTTTACTTCCGGTTCCTTCGCCGTTTCTGCGGGTTTCGCAGGTTCTTCTTTCACTTCGCCCTTCAAATATCCGAGGGCTTCTTCGGTACTCATTGACATAAGGTGAGTCATTCCTTCGCCGGTGTAAATTAAAGTGCATAATAGCCACCGTTACTATTATACAGAAATAATTAGAGATTTCGTGGACAGTTAGAGAATCGAACTCTACTCACTATGCTTGCAAAGCACGGTCGCCTCCTTGGTACATGACCGCCCGGATTAATGCTAGCAGATGGAATCGAACCACCGGTGTTAACTCAGAAAGAGACCTGATCTACAGTCAGGCGCATTCGCCGCTCTGCCATACTAGCACTTGATGAATGAATAATTAGAGGATTATTTAATCTTACTTATCTCTTTACGACTATTAAATAAATCATAAGCACGTGACTGGTCATAATCTGTATAATAGCGGTTTAAATCATCATAATACGGTCCGTAAGTATTGTCTATAATCGATTTATAATCGCTTAATCCTAATTCTATATCGATTTCGTTTAACTGATTCTGTAATTTAGCTAGTTTCTTCTGTTCATCTGGTGTAAGAGGATCTCTATCGAAATTACGTTTCCAACCACGTTTCCAATTGAATTTGTCAATTTGTGCTTTGACTTCTTCTTGTTTCTTTATAAGTTCACCATAACTATAATGTCGTTTATTTGATGCTAACTGTATATCACCGACACTTTCATATCTTGTCGGTACCAGATTAGCCGCGTCGATAGACATTTGAGCAAGCCGTTGCTCGTCTTGTATAAACTTATTTGGATCTACTTCATAATAACCCGAACCACCTGTCATCTTCCCTGCATCACCCACTTCAGGAACAGATTCGATTGTACCAGGATAATCTGAATCAGTAAATAACCTATGTTCATGAAGACCATCATTGTTACTAGCATAATACTTACGTTGAGGATCTGGTTTAAATGTCGATGGCTTTCTATATGCTTTAATTTGCCAAGGCATAAACATAAGCGCTGCTTCCTTGGCGTAGTCACTCCAGTCTCCGTCGTTACGGTAGTTGCCGTAGAACGGGACTACGTCTTCTGCGGCGAGCTTGACTGTTTCAAGAGCACTTCCTTCAGGGTTATTATGGAAATACTGCAATGCACGAGAGAACGGAATACCCGCCTCGACCATTCGATCGAGCAGACTACCGTCAAGTTTCATAGAAATGAACGATTTATTCGGATTATACGGTTCCATAAATTCTCCTAAATTCCGTGATAAATGATTTCGCCTTTCTTGTGAGGGACCTTGGCCTCGTTCAGCATACGTCCGATAGAAGGAGACGTCAAGAGCTCGCCCATACGTTCAGGCGTGACGCCTACGTACGTATATATCTTGTCGCCCATTTGGATATTGGCCGTCCTTGCGCGGGGGTCATAATCGATATTGCCTACCCACGAAGATGTCTGGCCATGCTTCGGACGTTCGGTATTGCCCGTATACCAGTATTTGGGCGCACGGGCTTCCCTTGCCTCGGCTTCGGATTTCAGGTATTCGAGAGTGGCAGAACGTACCGGACCGGGAGGAAGAGCCAGGGCCTGCCTGTACTGTGCGAGAAGGTCAGGCCAGTATACCGGTTCCATCATGGCGTCATGTTCGTACTGCGTCTGCATGAAG